AAAAGTGTCTGAAAATGCTCTTTGTGACACTGAGTGGGTTGTTAAGGGACTTATGCAAGAGGCGAAAGGTCTAGCAGAGGATACAACACAATCAGGGCGTGTGGCGGCTCTCAAAGCTTTGTCTGAATTTACAGGTGGGTTTGATTCCAATAAGCAAAAGCATGAAGTCGTACAAGTCACACATGAAGATTGGCTAGACTCTCTGAAATGACAGCACAAGAAAAGCGAATTCAGTTGATGACAGATTTTGAGTTCTACGCTCGAAACTGTTTGTTGATTCGCACAAAGGAAAAGGGCGTTCAGCCTTTCCATCTAAACCAAGCGCAAAGATATATTCACGAAAGGCTAGAGGCTCAGCTAAAAGAAAAGGGCAAAGTTCGGGCTATTATCCTTAAGGGTAGGCAGCAAGGCATGTCCACCTATGCAGAAGGCCGGTATTTGTGGAAGGTTACGCACAATAAAGGTGTAAGGGCTTTCATACTCACACATGATGCAGAGTCTACCAATGCGCTATTTGAAATGACCGAGCGTTATTATGAGAATCTGCCTGACTTTGTTAAGCCTAGCGTCGGTGCTGCTAATGCTAAGGAGCTTCAATTTGATAAGCTTGATTCTGGTTACAAGATAGGCACAGCAGGCAATAAGGCGGTTGGTCGTGGTCAAACAATACAATACTTTCACGGCTCAGAGGTTGCATTCTGGCAAAACGCAAGTGAACACACTAAAGGGATCATGCAGGCGATTCCAAGCGGCGAAGGCTCGGAGGTAATATTAGAGTCTACTGCAAATGGCGTGGGCAATTACTTTCATGAACAGTGCAAGCTTGCTGAGAAAGGATTGAGCGACTTTGAATTAATCTTTGTGCCCTGGTATTGGCAAGACGAATACAGACGCGAAAGACAATGATCAGATGGCGTGGCGTAGGCATAAGATACAAGAGCTATCTACTGATGGGCAAGACGGCGAATTATCCTTTAAGCAGGAATATCCTTTTACTGTTGCTGAGGCTTTTCAAGTTACAGGTGGAGGCCAAAACCTAATGGTTACAGGCGGAGGCCAAAACCTAATCAATGCTGAATCATGCTTAAAGGCTAGAAATAATGACTTCAACGGCAATGGTGCGTTGGTTGTCGGTGTTGACCCTTCAAGGGGCGGTGATAGGTTTGCTACAATCTACAGGCAAGGGCGCAAGATGTACGGTCAAAAGGCTTACAAAGGCAATCAGTGTGATTCATTAGGAAAGAACGTGGCTATCTGTAAAGCTTTGCTTGATAAAGAATGTCCTATTGCTAAGAAAAAGCCCGACATGATGTTTGTTGACTTTGGTAGCGGTGCGGATTTAGTGGACAGATTGCACGAGCTAGGCTATCAAGATAGAGTAAAATCTGTACACTTTGGATCAACACCACTAGACCCTGTAAAGTTTAAGAATAAGCGTAATGAGATATGGGGCTTAATGGCTGACTGGATGAATGATGAATCGCTTCCGGTTGATATTCCTGATGACGATGAGATTCAAGCCGATTTGTGTGCTAGCCCATACGATAGAGATAGCAACGATAGGCGTGTATTATGGCCTAAAGATAAGATTAAGCTTAAACTTGGGTTTAGCCCTGACTATGGTGATGCGGCTGCTTTGACGTTCAGTGAGCCAGTAAATTCAAATAAAACTGAGGATATAGAGTTCGACTCTGTTTTCTAAATTATGAAAGTAAATTTTGATGAAGTAAGCTCATGCCGACAAGCTATATCTGAGGCGCAGACCAACGAGAAAGACCAAAGACAGCAATCGAGAGACTGCACGACCTTTATCACAAAGAGCAATGGTCAGTGGGAAACTAGAGTATGGAATCGGTTTGGGCAGTTGAATCGACCTAGATACCAATTCGACATGATTAGCCCTGTATTGGATAACATTGCCGGTCAATTCGAGAAGTCTGTATTTAATGGCAAGGTAAAGCCCACTAAAGAGGGTGATAAGGCCGGAGCTGCATTGCGTGAAGGTATGCTTCGTTCTATTCAGAATTGGAGTGATGCCCATTTAATTTATAAGAATGTCGGTCGTAAGATTATCGAGCAAGGCTTCGGTGCTTTCTGTATTGATTATGATTACCTGGACGAAGATACATTCGACAAGGATTTATCTATTCGTGAGATTAAGAACGCAATCGACAGAGTTTGGTTTGATCAAAACTCAGAGCGTCAAGATAAAGCTGATGCTATGTGGGGCGTAGAGATTAAGTCTCTGTTGACGAGTGAGTTTAAAGATCAATTTCCTGATGCCGATGTTGTAAGCCTATCAACCGGCGATGATTACCACACTTATCCAAATAACAGGCAAGTTATTAATATTGGTAAGTTTTACTACAAGAAAGAGATCGAGCGCGAATTAGTATTGCTAAACAATGGCGCAATCTATGAGTATTCTGAGTGGGAAAAGAACAAGCCACAAATGGAGACGATAGGTATAACTGAGGTAAACAGACGTAAGCGTAAAGCCTACGAAGTTAAGTGTCGCTATATGAGCGGTGCGGAATGGCTCACTGATGAGTACGATACGCCTTTTGAGTATATCCCTATCATCCCTGCTTATCATGGCTATGACATTATCGAGGATAAAATCATTTGGAAGCGCATTGTCGAGAAGATGATGGACGCTCAACGAGTGATTAACTATGCCAAGTCAAGAGAGATAGAAGAAGGCGCGTTTTCTCCAAGGCGTAAGATATGGCTCACTAAAGAACAGGCTAAGGGGCATGAGGGCAAGCTAAAAACAATCAACACTAACTCAGACCCTGTACAGTTTTACAATCCTGATACAGCAGTGGGGAATCAGCTCCCTACAACCGGAGGCGCTGAGGTAAATCCTTCTTTAGTGAATATATACACTCAAGCACAACAATCAATTGAGCAGATCAGCGGAATGTTTGCGGCCTCAATGGGCAAAAACCCTAATGACCAATCGGGTGAGGCGTTGAAGGTATTGGGTGAACGCTCAGACATGGGCAATAGCTCAATCTATAAGGATATGGAAATAGCTATAACTCACGCTATGAGAATAATTCTTAAGGCTATTCCTAATGTTTACGACACGACTCGCAAAGTGCCGGTGACTGGTGAAGATGGTGTTGTTGACGTTCAGACAGTAAACGAGCCTAAAACAGAGATGACTCCAGAGGGCGTTAAGTCAATGATGCTTAATGACCTTTCAGTAAATACCTATGATGTCACTGTTGAGATGGGCGCTACTTATCGAACACAGCAAGAGCAATCGAATCAAGCAATCTTGGCGGTTGCTGCATTGAAGCCTGAAATCTTAGATACATCGGCTGACATATTCTTGAATAACATTGATGCGCCTAATATGGGGCAGATACAAGAGCGTGTAAGAGGCCAAATGCTGCAGACCGGTGTTATTCCAATTGACCAGATGACAGAAGAAGAACAGCAAGAGATGGCAGCGCAAATGCAAGCCAATCAGCAGCCTAGTGAAGCTCAGATGCTAGCGGAGGCAGAAGCACAAGCTCGAATGATGGAAGGTCAAGCGGCTATCCAGAATGAAATCAACGATGCAGAAAAGAATCAGATAGAAATGATCAAGCTACAGTTGAAGAACAAAGAGCTAGATATTAAGGCAGCAGAGGTAGGTGCTAAAGTTGAGAATATCAACATAGACTCACAGCTTAAGAAAATTGAAGGCATTGAGAAGATTGTAAACACTGAGGCTAAGCAGCAAGAAATGACTCAGAAAAGTGCTAGCTTTATGATAGACGCAATCAATCAAGGCCAAAGTGTTGATAATATAAATTAATTGAGTATTATTTAACCATAGGCTAACCCATTGCCTTTGAAATGGGGTTAAATCCGCAAAAGCGAAAGGTACATTATGCAAGATGAAAGTATGGGCGATGAGCCACAAGTAGAGCCACAAGCAGAAGTTAATACGGAAGCAGAGGCGCAAACCGAAGCACAGCCCCAAGTTGCAGAGTCATCACCTGCTAGTGAAGAGCAACACGAACAAAAATCAAACGGCTTTCAAGAGCGAATTAATAAGGTAACTGCACAGAAGTATGCTGAGAAGCAACGAGCAGATGAAGAGGCGCGTAAACGTGCTGAGCTACAAGCTGAGTTAGAGTCAATCAAGGCTCAATCACAGCAAAGCTCGATTTCTATGCCTGATGAAGACTTGAAGTATGATGACCCTGAGTTATACGCTCAGAAACAGGCAGAATACACACGTCAAGTAGTCGCTCAAGAATTGGAAGCTGAAAGAAAGCAACGCGAAGCAATCGAAGCTCAGGCTTCTATGGAGTCGCAACAAAAAGCTGCTTATGATCGTTTTGTAGAGACTGCTACCACTGATGGTGTAGACCTCGATGAAGCTTTCCAGTCGGCTCAGTTGTTGGCTCAAATGGGAGTTGAAGGTTCTGCTTTAGATAGTGCATTGTCTGTGCATCCTAACCAGGCTGCGATGATGAATTATCTAGCTAAGAATCCGCATAAGTTTGATGAGTTAATGAAACAGAATCATCCTGTTTTAGCTCATGAGGCTTTGAAGAGTTTTGAGAGTGATGCGCTTGCTAAGAAAATAACGAAATCGCCCGACCCTATTCCTGATGTTGCCTCTGGTGGCGGAATGAAGGAAAACGATGAGTTTGGCGGCTTCTTTAAAAATGCATCTTTTGATTAAGGATTTAATCCCATGGCTAATAACTTAACTAGCAACACGGCTGAGAAACTCTTAAAAAAGTTTACAGCTAACTTCATGTCGGACACTGTTTTATTTCAAACTTGTGGCCGTGAAATTGTAAACGACTATGATGCCTCAACAGGTGGCGTAGTAAAAATGAAACGTCCTACTCGTTACGTTCCGCAGCTTACTGCTGATGGTGATTTAACTGGTGGCGATATTAACCCTATCTCAGTTGGTTCTGTTCTTGGTGAAGTAGGCCAGTACATTACTATTTTGGTTGAGACTAAAGACATTGAACGCGCTCTAGAGCTTGATCAGCTAGGCGATGGTACTCCAAACATGGACACCTTATTAGGTAGTGCTGCTACCGATATGAGTGTTGAGCTTGAGACTCAGTTAGGCAAGCGCATGATGGATGCAGCTGCATTATCTAGCGGTTCAATTGATACGCCTATTACTCAATGGTCAAACATTGCGGATTCAGGTGCTTTATTGCATGAAATTGGCGCTCCTAAGGGCAATATGTACTCAGCAGTATCTAGCTACACTGAGACAGCTTTAGCTGATGCTAATACGGCTCTAGGCGTTAATCCTCAGGTTGGTGATGCTTTAGCATCTGCGATGATTCGCGGCAAGTATGCAGGATTTGAGAGTGTATTACGCACCAATAACCTGCCTTCTAAAACTCACGGTACAGAATCAAATGCTACTCTTACTGTTGCAGCTGCTCCTTTGCAGACTTACGCAGCGGCTAAAGACTCAATGCAAATGACTCTATCTCTGTCGGGTGGTGATGCAGGTGGTACTATTGTTGCGGGACAGCAATTGCGTTTTACCACTAAGTATCTAACCAATATGCGTAACCATAAAACGGTCATCAATCAATCAGGTGCAGAAGAAGGCTTCACTGTTACTGTATTGGCTGATGCTACTGCTGATGGTTCAGGTAACTATACGTTAAGCGTGTCGGGTGCGGCTATTTTTGAGACTGGTGTAGATGGTGCTTTCAACAACATTAGTGAGCTAATCGCTATTTCAGATGTTGCCACAGTACTAGGTACGGCTGACAAGTCATACCGCCCAGCATTATCTTACTGTGGTCGTGACTTCTTTGGTTGTGGTTCTGTTAAGCTTGACCCACTACCAAACATGATCTCTAAAGTAATCAATATGCCTGATCAAGGTTTGTCGATTCGCGTATCAATGGACTCAGCTATCTTGGCTAACTCTAGCTATGTGCGCTTTGACTTGCTACCAACCTTCGCTTGTTACAATCCTTTCTTAGGTGTACAAGTTGGCGGTTAATTAGCAAATACGCTAATATGAGAAGGGGCTTAATTGCCCCTTTTGCAGTAAAAAACTATGGAAAAGTCATGGCTACA